ACAAAATACCAGCTCTCGCACCTGCTGGAGAAGGGCCACGCGAAGCGCAACGGTGGCCGCGTCGATGGAATCCCGCACATCGAGCCTGCATTTGAGCAGATGCAGGCTGACCTTGATAAGGGGCTTTAGTCATGAGGACGCTCACTGATGCCGTGGCCGCCGTGAAGTCGACCGGGACTCCCGTAGTTGCCGTGCGGTGGCCGAAGGACGCGGCGCCGGCACCTCCCTACGTCTGCTGGATGCTCGGCTCGACGAGGAACGCCTACGGAGACGACGGGGTGCGCCTCGTCGTCGGCTCCCACGACTTCGAGCTCTACTGCGACGAGGTCGACCTCGCTCTCGAGAGGTCGATTGAGGCCGCCTTCGCGACCGCCGGAATCGCGTGGTCGAAGGAGCGCGTCTACGTTGAGTCAGAGGATCTGATAGAGACCGTCTACTCGATGGACCTCATCGAAAAGTAATCAACTGAAAGGAAAACAAATGAGTAACACCGTACGCTTCGGACTCTCTAAGCTCGCTATCGCCGTCAAAGGCGTTCCTGCGGGCTCAACATGGGCGGCAACGACTGCATATGCCCTCAACGACTACGCCACTGCAAATGGCAATCTCTACAAGGTCACCACCGCAGGAACCAGCGGTTCGACCGCCCCGACGTGGCCCGCGTCAGGCACAGTCACAGACGGGACTGTCACGTGGGCCTATGTCAGCGCATACACAGGCTATGGCGTCCCGATCATGATCCCGGGTGCTAACACACTTGACATCTCAGCTGAGGGCAAGAGCACGACTGAGTATCGTGACAATGGACCGTATTTCTCGAGTTTCCCGAACGGTGGTTATTCCGGCACGCTTCAGGTAGCGCGCATGCCAGAAGAAGTCATGGTTGCCATCTATGGTTGGTATATCGATAGCGGCGGCAAGCTCATCGAAGTTGCCGATGCAAAGGCTAAAAATGTCGCATTACTCTATGAGATCGAAGGGGACGAGGACGGGGAGCGTTATGCTTTCTACAACACCGCCATGGGTCGTCCCACATCAAAAGAGTCTACAACCTCTGACAGCATCTCACTGGTGGATCAGTCGATAGACATAACTATGTCCCAGACCAAGATCGGCGGCATTAATGTCATCAAGTCCAGTTGCTCCGCCGGATCAGCAGATTACGATGCCTGGTATGACGCAGTGCAGCTTCCGAAAGAAGCCGCTGCTTAGTAGACCTGTATCAATATTGACTCTAGAGTGCCCCGGTGATCTTGACATCGGGGCATTTTTGATAGGAGATATATATGAGAGAGATTGATTTTGTGGGGAAGAAGCTCAAGATCAAATCAGCGCCTTGGTCGCTGGTTGTCTATGAGGACCAATTTGGGCGCGATTTGAGTATGGACTTTCAGTCCATGTCGGTGGCATTTGCCAAAACGGGCTGTGTCGACATGGCGACCTTTACGCGCATTCTATGGTGTCTCGCGCGGACCGCAGACCAGGATCTGCCTGACTATGAGGCGTGGATGAAGGGTTTGCCGGATGACGCGCTAGACGGTATCGCAACCGATCAATCTGATGAAGGCATATGGGGGCAGGTGCAGCTGGACTATATGCAAGCCTTCTTTCGTTCCGCCCTCGGAAGCGCAAAAGCTCGCTCGAAGCGAGGGCAGAGAAACGGTAAGACCGCCTCAGGAAGCAATGTGGTGGCCAGCGGCGAACATGGTGCTCAACGCGCGTGAGCTCGGGCTTAGCCCGGAGTCTCTGTGTGATGTCTCATATCGCACAGTCCTTAGGATAGACCGTATCGCCGCCGCGTGGCAGCACCTATCTAGACCAACCAGCAACGATAATGTCCGTATGGCTACGCAAGATGACATCAGGTCGATGATCCAATAACAATCATTTTGAATAGGGGGCCTTGAAATGGCGAGCAACGTCTACCGTGGCCTTACCATCGAGATTGACGGCAAGACTGACAAGCTCACCGCCGCGCTCTCAAGGGTAAATGGCGAGGTCAAGACCGCGAACAACTCACTCGCCGGACTCAACCGCGCCCTCAAGATAGACCCCGGCAACCTCACCCTCATGGGCGACAAGGTCAAGGCGGCGGGTTCCAAGGTCGATGCGACAAGGGAGCGCGTGGACTCCCTCACCCAGGCGCAGCAGAGGCTCGCCGGGCAGGCCCGCGTGGAGTACTCCGCGCAGGAGTCTGCCCTCGGCAGGCTCGGCACCAGGCTCACCGAGGTGGGGGAGACGCTCGAGCCCATCGGGCAAAGGGCCGAGACGATCGGCAGGGCCCTGACTGGCACCCTCACCGTGGGGGCGGTGTCGGCGAGCGTCGCCGCCACCAACCTCGCGCTCAACTTCGACACCGCCATGAGCCAGCTCGCGGGCGCACTCGGGGAGCCAGTGGACGAGCTCGGAGACCTGCGCGAGCTCGCCATCCAGACCGGTCAGGACACCATATACTCCGCCCAGGAGTCGGCTGGTGCCATGGTCGAGCTGGCCAAGGGGGGCCTCACCGAGGCCGACATAGCGGGCGGGGCGCTCGCGTCCACCATGGACCTCGCCGCCGCAGGCTCGCTCGGGCTGTCCGACGCGGCGGACGCCGTCGTGCAGACCATGGGGGCCTTCCACCTCAGCGCTGACGAGGTCGGGGTCGCCGTCAACGCCCTCGCGGGAGGAGCCAACGCGTCGTCGGCGGACGTGGGCGACCTCACGCAAGCCCTCTCGCAGGTGTCGGCAGTCGCATACGGCGCGGGGTGGAGCATCTCCGACACCACCGCCGCCCTCGCGATGTTCGCCGACGCCGGCATCAAGGGCTCGGACGCGGGCACGTCGCTCAAGTCAATGCTCACCAAGCTCGAGGGGCCGTCCAACGCCGCGGCGGAGGCCATGGACGCCTACGGCATCTCGCTCTACGAGGCGGACGGCTCCATGAAGTCCGTGGGAGAGGTTGCCGACAACCTCAAGGGAGGCCTGTCGGGCCTCTCCAACGAGGAGCGCAACGCCGCCCTCACCACCATCTTCGGCTCCGACGCCGTCCGCGCGGCGACCGTCCTCTACAACGAGGGGTCCGAGGGCCTCTCCAAGTACACCGACGCGACCGAGGACCAGACGTCCGCCCAGACCATGGCCAACTCGCAGATGGGCGAGGGCCAGAGGGCCATCGAAGACGCCAAGGGCGCGATCGAGACCGCCGGCATCGAGCTGGGCGAGAACTTCGCGCCCATCGTGGCCGAAGCGGCGGGCGCCGTGGGCCACGCCGCCGAGCAGTTCGGCAACCTCGACTCCCAGGCTCAGGTGGCCGTGGTCGGCGTGGCCGCGCTCGCGGGTCCCGTCACGACTGTGGCCGGCAAGGTCCTCAAGGGCACCAAGCAGGTCGGCGAGGGCCTGACCAGCGCCGCGAAGTTCTTCGCCAAGGTGGGCGGGGCGGCCAACGTGGCCGAGGAGGGCATCAGCGCCTCTGCCGTCGCCATGGGAGTGGCCAAGACTGGCGGGATAGCCCTCGCGACCATCGCCCTCGCCGCGATCGTCACGGCGGCAATCGACGCCAAGAAGCGTGAGGACGATTTGACCAGTGCTACCAGCGGACTTGCCACCGCTCAGAGCACGGCAGCACGTAACGCAAGCTCACAGGCCACATCCACCGACACCGCCACCACGTCAGAGGCTGACCTTGCGACAGCCATGAGGACGGCCACGACCGAGACCAACGCCGCGATAGAGTCTCAGGCGAAGATGGCGTCCACCATCGAGAGCAACTTCGAGAGCACCGACCGCACGAACGCGCAGCTAGGATCGTACCGCGACACCATCGACCAGCTTGCGAACAAGTCCGGTCTCACTGCCCAGCAGCAAGCCGACCTCAAGACAGCCGTCGATGGACTTAACCAGTCGTGCGGGACGGCCTACACCGTCGTGGACGCAGAGAACGGCAAGATAGCCGACCAGGCAGGCGTCGTCCAGAATGACACCCAGGCCATTGACGACCTCGTGCGTGCGAAGCAGGTATCCAACCAGGTAGACGCACTCAACAGCGTCTACAAGGACACGTACGCTCAGCAGGCGTCCGACGCAAAGGCACTCACCGACGCAAAGAGCGCTCAGGCGCAGGCACAGCAGAAGTACAACCACGCCCTTGCGTCAGGGATGCGCAGCCTAGCGGGATACCGCGGCGAGCTTAACAAGGCAAACCAGACGTTGTCTGACGCGCAGAACGCATACGACGCAGATACTGGCGCTATGTCCTCCTACAACGACCAACTCAACCTCCTCACGCAGGCGCAGAGCGCGGGAGCCGACTCCGTGGCCTATGCCATATCCCAAAATGCGGAGTTCATCGCGCAGGTGGAGGGGTCCGGCAAGTCAGTCTCGTCGCTCGCGTCGCAGATGACGAGCCTGGGCGTGACCGCCGACCAGATGGGTGCCATCCTCGCGGACCCCACCAAGACCGACCAGCTCGTCGAGAACTACGATGGCTCGGAGCAGTCCATCGTGGGCGCGCTGCAGGGCATGGGCCTGGGGTTCGACGTGGCCACGGGCGCGGCGCAGGCCATGGTCGACGACGTGTCGGCGTCCATCCAGTCCATGGTGGACTCCGGCTCCGCCGACCTCACCGACATGGGTCTCTCGGCGGGCGAGCTGTCACAGGCCCTGTCCGACGCGGGGGTCTCCTCGCAGGCGAGCGCGGCCATCTCCAACGGGGCTTTTGCCGGGATGCTCAGCCAATCAGGCGGAGATATCAATAGCCTTATCAGTATCCTACAGGGATATAACTCTACGCCCATTGTCGACAAAGACGGCAATGTGACGGTCAACGACACCTCGCTCACGGACGCGCAGGGCAATGCCTACACGTGGAACGGGACGACGGTTTTAGATAAGGACGGCAACGCCGTCGTGGATGACCTCAGCCTTACCGATGCGCAGGGGAATCTTGTAACATGGAATGGATCGTCGCTCGTCCCGCAAAGCTCATCTGCGACTGTGGACGACGGGAGCCTTAGCACCGCGCAGGGTAGGCTGGATAACTGGGACAGCTCATATCTCGTCGACCAAAACGGCTCGGCTAATGTCGATGACTCGAGTCTTCAAAACGCCATCTACAAACGTAACGACTGGAACAACGGCGACTTGTGGAACAAGACAGCCACCGCAATCATCAACTTCGTGGCTGGCGGTGGCGGAGGCTTTGGCGGTGGCGGAGGAGGTGGCGCTTTTGCCTCTGGCGGAATCCGCACGCACGCAGACGGCGGCATACGCTACCACGCAAGTGGGTACATCGCCACAAAAGCGCAATTCCTGCCACGCGACGTCGTAGGAGAGGACGGGGCCGAGGCCATCGTCCCGCT